TTAATTACCTTTCGAGCTAATTTGTTCAAGAGTTGCAGTTAATGAGCGAACCATGGCTTTATACTCTGCTAGCTCCGTAGATAGTGACTTTACTAGATCACCTTTGCAGCTATCTTTACCTGCTAAATTTACGTTTTCAGCATGGAAGTTCATGATATTGAACGAACCATCTAACATTGCATGACCTTCACCAACTAAAAGCCATCTAATCGACATATTCTTATAGGTTTTAGCGAGTGTAACCAATTCACTAATTGTCAATTCTGTATTCAAATCAATATTTGTTTTGCTACAAAAATCTCTCTCCGTTTCGCCAGTCATTTCAATAAATTGAAAGAGGCGCTCTTGTATCTCTCTCTCCATATCTTTGCATTTTAGAATACAACAGAAGACATACCCCAATTGTTCATCTTAGGTAGTTATTTTTTCAGAAGTGAAGTAAGAAGTTCAACTTGTCCTTCTAGTTTTATCACCTTGATGTGTAGTTCTTTATTTTCCTTTTTCAGCTTCTTATTTTCAGCTTTAAGGTTGTTGTATTCAGGTGATGATTCAGAAACGACGGTGTATTTACCCACCTTACCTTTACCAATGTTTACTTTAGCCATACTGTTGTCTATAACCGTTTGTCCAGACATGTTTCCAGCATTTACATCTGCAATGTTTTGTGTCCCGGCTCCGGTTAATATCCAATCCTTACTTAGGTGTTCACATTTTGAAAACACTAAATCGTAGTCGATAGTTCCACGTCTTTTCCAATTGGAAAGCGTAGACTTACTAACCTCTAAAAACCTTGATAATTCGACATCTGAGTCAATTTCCAACGCTTCTTTTAGGCGACTAAGTATTCCTTCTATTTCTAGGTTAGTTTTCAAATGGTAAACGATTTCTTGGTAAAATGCTTGATAGTTTACGAATTGTAAACTATATTTGTCGTGTATTCATTACAAAACTATCTTAAAAATGGATAAAGAACAAATAATTAATCAAGAAGCTTACGAACTAGGTAAGCAAATCTCAGGCTCCGACAGGGTACTTATTCAATCCAAATTAGATGTGAAAGAAAGCACTGTAAACGTAGTATTGTCTGGTAAAAGACGTGCAATACGAGGGAAAGCTTTAGAGGTGATCGAAATGGCTAAAAAAATAGCTGAAATAAATAATGTAAAAGCTAAACTTTTTTAGTCAATGCCTACCTATCACAACAACATACTATGCACTACACGCGATGAGCTTACAGCTTGCGGAATCTCCGCAAGCTACGTAAATCGTGCACTTGCAGGACAACGCAAGGGTGAAGTATATTGTTGGGAACATCACAAAGAAGGCAAACAAGTGTACATACACTACCACTCTCTTAAAGAAAAGTATCAAATTTTAATCAAAGCCGTTCATTGTAACAACCTCGAACCAGAGGTTTACCTGAAGCAACAACAACAGGAAAAGGCAACTGCGGTATTTGAAAACCTTGCTGATCAGGTTTCTCTATTAGTTTCTTCCAATCCTGAAGAGATTAAATACCTTACCGAAACAAAGCTTTACACGCCTACAGAAGTACATCAATTGGCACGTGCTGCCGGTTGGCTTCGTTTGATTAATGAATACGACGTTAAAAAGGCTCGTAAACTTGGTTTTAAATCTGTGAACGACTTTAGAGCGGAGGTGTTTAAACGCTGTTTAAACGAGCAGACCGCTAATCCTGCCCTTATTCGATTTAAAAAGACTCTGATTACCAATGTTCGAACGCTTGTTAAAAATGCAGTAGAGTACAAAAATAACGGTATAACATGCCTAATTCATAAAGGAGTAGGTAATGTAAACCGTGAGAAAACAGATACTGTAATGCACGCTAAACTGGTTAAACTTGCAAGTGAGCCAGTAAAATACTCTTGGGAAGATGTTGCATTGATGTACAACGATTGGGCAATATCTAATTCCAAACCACAAATTACTGTATCAACAGTTAAATCCTATTTAAACACTCCTAAAGTTAAAAAGGTGTGGTTTTACCAACGTCACGGCAAACATGCTGCTGATAACGAGATACAATCTCTTATCAATCGTAAAACGCCAAGTTTCCCGGATGCATTGTGGTCTATCGATGGTACAAGCATGCAGCTTTACTATGTCGATAATGATGGTAAAATTAAGTCTGACCTATATGTATATTTCGTTACCGATGCTTGCACAAGTGCAATTATAGGAGTATCAGTAGCATTTGCCGAGACTTCGGGAATGGTTACCGAAGCTTTACGCAATGCCGTTGATACATACAAATACAAGCCTTATCAACTGCAATACGATAACAGTTCTGCCAACGTATCAGTTGCCGTTAAAAATCTAATGACCAACATGAGCCGTGTGCATTTTCCTGCTGAACCATACAAAGGACGTTCAAAATATGTTGAAAGCATTATTGGACACTTCCAGCAACGTACATTACGTCACTACTCAAATTTTAAAGGCGGTAACATTAATGTTAAAAGCTTAAACTCTCAAGCCAACCCCGAACTATTGGCATGGCTCCGGAAGAATCCGGAATCATTACCTGATCGTAATGGTGTTATTGAAATGTTACACGATGCAGTGGCAAAATGGAATGCTCGTGGTGAAAAGCGCGATAGTTACGGTCGTTTTGTAGGAGCAAGTAAAATTGATCGCTACACTACTATTCAGCACGAACAGCGTGCAGAGTTGAATTATTTCGACCGCATGAGCATGTTTATGGTTGAGCAGCGAGTGCCTTACACTTATGGCACTAATGGTATTGTTGTAGATGTGAAAGGCTACGATCATCATTTCATAGTGCCTGACGGCGATAATGTTGGTGACTTCATGTTTGCTAACGATAACCTGGGCTTAAAATTCAAGATCAAAATAGACCGTGATAATCCGGGCATGATAGCACTATATCGTGACGGTGTGTTTATCGACTTTGCATACAACAAAGAACGCTATGCCGCTTGTGTGGTAGATTCTAAGCCGGGCGAAACTGCTAAGCGAGTTAGATTCAAAGAAAAGCAAGTTGAATGGGGCGAAGAATACTCCAGACGAGAACTTGAAAAGCAAATGGCTGAACTAGGCGAACTACAAGCAACCGGAACTGAAGGTTTTGGGTGGTTCGATACCTCTAAATACAATAACAACATTCGTGAGGCAGCATTAGAAGATGCTCAGAATGGTATGGGTGACGGATTAACGGATAAACAGCGCAGGATTTTGAAAATCGGAAAATAAAAAAGGCGCACAGCTAACCACAGCTATGCGCCATTACCACTATCAATAATAGTAATAACAATCAAAGCAAAAGTATGAAAAAGTACAGCTTAGAACAAAAAAAAGACCTACGTAATAAAATTATTACGTTACAAGAAGCTTCAGGACTGTCAGGTAACAACTTTGCAACACAGCGTCTTGGATTCTCTAACGGCTCTAAATTTAGCCATATCCGTAACAATTGGGACAGAAACGGAATGGTTGGGAACGACACTTGGGAAGCCGTAGAAAAGTACATCGAGAAAAACGAAGGTTACAAAGGTGTAGCTACTGCCAATCTTCAAAAAGTGTGGCAAACATGTGAGCGTGCTTATGCTCTTAAAAAGCCTATGGCTGTTGTTGGTGAAGGTGGTATGGGGAAAACCTTTGCCGTTGAGAAATACAAAGAATACATCGAGGCACAGCAACGCTTTCAGGTGGTTCATTTCGATGCTTCTGAAACTAAAACCACTAAACAATTTCTTGTTGGCTTACTAGAATCTTTGGATATCTATAAGCCCGGAACCATTGCCGCTCAGCTTCGCATGCTTCGCGAATATGTAATTAAAAAGGACATGCTTTTAATTATTGATGAAGTAAGCAGCCTGAAGAATCACCACGTGGTAATTATTAAAGATGTTATGACCGCTCTTAAAGACAAATGCGGCATCGTATTTACTGGCACTCCTTACTTTATCAATAACCTAAACAAAGGCGCAATTAAAGACCGCCATTTGTTCTCTGAAACACGCGACCGTTTATTCATGCTACCTGAGCAACTGGAGAAGCCAACATCAGCTGAAGCCTTGGAAATATTCAAAGCTAACGGTGTAACCGATCCTGAAGTACTTGAAATTGTTATGGGTAAAAAGCCTGAATTCAAAATGCACTCTTGGTTGGCAAAACAAAGCTACCGTGGTATTAAAGACTGTTTGGATATGCTTGCCATGTCTGAAATGCCAGCTATCGATTTTAACAATATCCAATTGTAATTGATATGAAAAGATTTGCAAAAGGCTACAGCAAAAGCATAACTGCAGTTTGCGAAGACTGCAAAGGTATGAAAGAAACATGCAAAACCTGTGAAGGAAGTGGCATGGTTAAAGTAAGAAAACAGGTATTCACAAGCGTTACAATTAAGCCATTTAAGGCAATACAAATAGAAGTTCAATCTTAAATATTTTAATAATGGAAAACACAATTATGACAGCCGAACAAAGGCAACAATTAGAAGAGTTAAAGAAGCTTGAATCTAAGGAAAAAGAGCAAACCAAAGAAGAGCGCGAAACGCTTAAAACTATGACCGACGAAACGGTTAAGGATGCTTTTGGTGTATTGCTTGGATTAAGTAAAAGCATTACTGAAGCCAAAGGTGTGGTGTATGGCATGTTTGCCGACATTATTGAGCTGAAAAAAGAGGTGTACAAAACCAGCGATGAGCAGTTCTCTCACACTTTTACAACCAGAGATAGCAAGCTTCGAATTATTGTAGGCTTTCATGTGGTTGATAGTTTCGACGATAGCCACACAGCCGGGGTTGATGGTGTTAACGAATACCTTAATGGTATGGGAACTGACAAGGACAGCAAATGGTTGGTGAAAACTATTAAGAAGTACATTTCTCGCAATACCAAAGGCGAACTAAATGCCAAAAAGGTAATGGAGCTAATGCAACTGGCTAACGAGCGTGGCGATCAAAAGCTAATTGATAAGGTGCAGATTATTGTTGATGCTTACACACCTATTAAGACTAAGCTTTTCATTATGGCAAAGCATCGCGACGAGAAGCAAAACGAGTGGAAAACCTTACCGCTTAGTATTACTGAAGCTAATATGGATTAATCAACACTGGCGCGCGATTCTTCGCGTGCCACTAAAACTATCCCTATGAAAACAAAAGAAGACATTACAAGAACAGTAAGATCATTTATTTCTGATTTAAGAACCGCAATAGAACAAAACAACACTAAGAGCATCGTTCAGCTTGTGGGTGATGTTGAAAACAATCCATCAATTGATTTACGTGCTCTTGATGACGACTTGTTTAATCAGTGGGACACAATCACCAGAGAAGCTTATAACCTTATCTAAAATCAATAGAATGGATAGAACATATATAGTTAAAGCTCGTGTTAAAATATCAAGCGATCAGCCTCACGAAAACTACAAGCCACTTCCATTAACAGGCTTGTTTCTTCCGAAAGGAAAGAGAAAACGACATGCTGATATTTCAAAACAATGCAAGGAGCATATCATTTCTAACCTGAAGAAACAAAGCCCGGAACTGTCATTTGAAGTTACCAGCATTAAAATTGACTCTTACCCTTGTGACTTTATTCTAAAAGAATAGTCGCTCCTGAACGGTTCAAGGGTGGTTCGATTCCACCCATAGGAACAACCTTAAAATTCTAACTATTTAAACACTGTTTAAACATGGCTAACATCAACTATGAATATGCTACTCAGCTCGAACAGAATGAGCAAAAGTGGGACTTCAGAAAACAAAAGCTTCAGGACGTTGTGGTGTTTTTTACTTGCAACACCTTTCTCCAGCTTGCCGCTTTCCACATTCAGGAAGAAGCTTACGAACTTCTTTCATTTATCGATAAAGGTGAGCGTAGCGATTATTTCGCCTCCCAAATAGACAGTTACATGGAGAATTTCGAACAGTTTAAAACAACATTCGAAAGATCTTGCATTGCAGAGGCCTTGGAAAAGTTTGCAAACAAAGTAAGTAATCAACTTAAAGTTAAATAATATGGAAGCAATAAAGCAAAAAAGACAGTACTTCCACCAGCTTTTAATTCGCCTTGGTGAAGTACGCCACAAATCGATAATTGTTGAATCCGAGTTTGGTGTTTCATCAACAAGCGATTTGAAAGAAAAACAAGTTGATCAACTGATAAGATCAGCCGAAAGCCGTTTAAATCGCCAAAGCAGCCAGCTAAAGCAATCAAGATCGAAAGAACAAAAGCAGTTGAAAAATTGGCGTAACAAGTGTCTCCTGGTTCTTAACGAACGTGGCATAGTTGCAACCCCAAAAGATTGGAGTGCCGTTAATGAGGAATTATCGAAAAAGCAGTATCAGTGGGTAATGCCCGATAACGGAATTATCAACCGCAAAGGCTTGTTTGCTTTTCGCAGACTTGACGACCTAAAAGTACTGTTTAAACAGCTTTGCGCTATTCGCGATAACGAGAAGAAAGCAGCAGTTAAAATCAAAAAATTAACACTTCAAAATTAAGATATGATACTTCATTACAGTCTAACAGTATTTTTTACACAGCTAATATTTATTGGTTGTAGAACATGGAACGTACAGGCAGTGGCAAAGAACCACATTCCACAAGCTTTAATCAGTGGTGTATTCGTCAACCTTTCTTGGTTGGTAAGTATTGCCATTGGAGCGGTAAGCATGTTCGAAATAATTAACGATTTCAAACTTGAGTTTCTTCCGGTTGTAATTTGTTCAGTTGCTGGTGGAACCATAGGCAGCTACATCGCAATGCGATCAAAACGTAAGTAATAAACCACTAATTAGTAATAACAATCAAATGACAGAAAAAACCAAAAGGTCGGTAAGAACATGGAATCCTGCCGACATCGTAAAACGAAACGTAGAGGTGTATCCCTTTACCGGAGATTGGAACAAGCTACTAGGTGAGCCTGATATCCGATTCTCAACCCTTATTAGAGGGAAAGCCAAAAGCGGCAAAAGTACCTATTGCATGAAATTAGCACAGGAATGCAGCCAGTGGGGACGCGTTCTTTACATTTCAGCTGAAGAAAGAATTAACAGCAAAACATTACAGCAGCGCATTGCTCATTGTGGTGTTAATTCTCCGAAAGTACGCTTTGCTCACACCAAGGATCTCGACCAAATTGATATGCTATTGCAAAACGGAGGTTACCGCTTTGTAATTGTCGATTCTGTACAGCACATTAAAATGGATTACGACAAGTTTGAAGCCATGCGTCAAAAGTACAAGCGTCGTAAGCTTTCGTGGCATTTGGTGATGCAAATGGGCGTTAGCATTGTAAAGTGGGAACACGAAGTAGACGTGTTGGTAGAAGTAAAAGAAGGTTTTGCTTATGCACACGGACGCTACGGAGCCGCAGATAGAATGCAGGTGTTGAACCATAAACCTAAAGTAGAACAACAATCTTTATTTCAATAACCAATGAAGCAAGAGATACCAAATTTAAGTGATAAGGTGCAGTTTTGCGAATGCGAAACACCACAAGTAGAAACTTGCGTTTTGTCTGGAATAAAATTCTGTATGAAATGCATCAACCCCATAAAACAAACAAATATGCTTATAGGAGTAGCGGTAGATCCGTACAAAGAAAAGCCTTACATCAAGGCAATAGCAAAAGCCGGCTTTACTATAGAACACATTGATCAGGGAGCCAATTTTAAGCTGTTGCAAATTAAAACCGATGAAAACGGAAAGTTAAAGCTTGCAAAATTAATTAAGAAGCTAGAACGCAAGTATTCACTAAGAAATAGAATGAATTAAGCCATGTATAGACCAACAATGAAATCAAAGTGTAGCGGTGGAGGCTTTTCTGATTTAGGTTTTTCATTGGCAGGGATTGAAATTATTCAATCCCTTGAGATTGATTTGAATTGTGTTAAGACGCTTTCAGCGAATTTCAATCATAAGATACTACACACTGATATTCGAAACGAAACAGTTCTTTCTCAAGAAAAATCAGATATTATAGCAGCAACTTATCCATGTACTAAATATTCCACTATTGCGGATATCCATGGCACAAGAACTGGCGATGATTTGTTTTTACATGTATTTCGTCACATTGCAATTGAACAGCCTGAAATGTACATTATTGAGAACGTTCCGGGAATGAAGAAATTTCCTGTAGTAATGGAAGCCATGACAAAGCTTCCCAATTATTACATTAACGTTTTCTGCCCACTGGATGCTTTGAACTGGTTACCTCAGAAAAGAGAAAGGTTGATACTGATTGGCACAAAGAGAAGGTTTAGTATTGCTCCGCCAACCAGTACAAAAAGAATTCTTCTTTCTGATATCATAGACGAAATTCCTGATATGAAAGTGCCTGATTACGTTGTGTCAAGGATAAACGGTAAATACAGAGACAAGCCAATAGTAAGCGATCCAGCGGATAAAGATGCTTACGCTCCAACCTGTGTAGCTCATTATTCAAAAGACAGAGGAACAAGATTGGTAGTAGACAAATCTCATCCTTTGGGAGTTCGACCTTATTCAGTACGTGAATGGGCAAGACTACAAGGTATTCCAGATTCTTATATTTTGCCAGTTTCAGACAGTGAAGCATATAAACAAATAGGAAATGGTGTTCCGGTACACATGGCTGAATGGATTGGACGCGAAGCAATAAAATATTTTAATTAACCCCTTTAAATTACCAGATATGACAAGTCAAAGAGAAGTAACAAGAGTATATGAAAAGCTTATGCACGATGTGGAAACAAAAGAGTTTTATACAAATATAGACCTTGCAAGTAAGGTAAACTGCTATACATGTAGCAAATGCAAACACATAACCAAAACAAAAGACGTTGATGCCGGGGTAACACCTTTTTGCTTTGTGTGTGAGAAATGCGGTGCAACAGCAACAAGCTCCTTTTACAATGATATTGCACCACACATAGATCCAACAATTGAATGGTACAGACCAAGCCTAAAAGAAACATTGAAGCTTAGAAAAGACCAATCAACGCTAGATCATGTATTGCGTGGCGGTTTAATAGATCGCAAGTACAACTTTGAAAATGATTGTATTGAAAAAATGAAAGAGGAGGTTTAAATGACAGAATTAACAGCTATAGAATTGGCAGGTAATTATCCTGACAACATTCAGATAGATGCCTTAAAAAGTGATAACGGTAAGTTTGCCGCCTTTTGTTACAGATTAAAAGACGGTGAAATACATAAACTAATGTTGAGTACGCAACCAGTTTTTGAAAATGAAGAAGAAGCAAACAACTCACTACATGAAGTAGCCAAAGCCTGCGTTAAGCATTTTAGTTAGTGAACTTATTACCCTCTCACCAAGGCGCGACTTCTCAGCGCCTTTTTTTCTCCCTAGTTTTTTCTACTTTTATAGTTAAAACACACACAATGAAACAATTCTTTTTAATTGCTGCAATTCTACTGGTAAGCCTGATCAGCGTGGCTCAATACGATGCAACAACCAATATCCCTAACAAGAAAATAAGCAACTTATACGGTGAAACCGTTACTGTTGTTGAGCTAAACGAGCTTTATTCAGACAAGCAAACCAAAATTACCAACCCGGAAATAATTGGCAGGCAGTACACATTTGTAAAAGCTGAGCGAGACAGCAAACGCCCACAAATTTGGGTAGAACTGAGCAATAATGAAGAAACAATTTATTACCGTTTAACCGGCACGAATATGCAGCACCCACCAATAATGGTAAACGCTTATTTTGAGAAACAAAAGCAGCTGTACCATAACAAAACGCTCCAGCTTAAAATGGATAACGAGTACACCACCACGTCCGGACAAAGCAAAATGTACAACACCAAGCAGCTATTTACTTGTGCCGACATTAAACTGCTTAAACAAGGCACTGAGCTTGTACCATCCTACGTACTCACAACAGCCAGCGATACCATAAACGTACCGTTTACCAGCTTCGAAAACAATCGTTCTAACACTATCGACCGCTTTATTAAGCAATGATTTAAACAGCATTTAAACGAACAAAAAGCAGCCGTATAGCTGCTTTTCTTGTTTTAACTAATTGTGCTATTCCACTCCGGAACCTCACCGGCAACACTCACATTTTTAAACAACATGATATCAGTGTAACCGGCATTGTGATTTACTTTCACCTTTATTTCCTCTTTGGTTGAATTGTGGAAAGGATTAATGGCCGCTAAATTTGTCTCCAGCCATTCACAAAGCTCCAGTATGCTGCTTTTGTCAGAAGTAAAATAAACGTAGCTATTTTCCTTCAGTACCTTTAATACATCCAAGTAATCAGCCAAACGCCAATAGTTGTTGTAAGTTCCCTGCTCGGTACTCAAGTAAGGAGGATCTACTATAAAAACCACGCCCGGCTGATTGCGATACTTATTAAACAACTCTTTGTAATCGTTCTTTACAATGTGTAAACCTTCCAAATAGCCGGTGCAATTGTAATTACTTTTGCGTACACAATTGTACATGGTTTGCTTGCTGAAACCTTCTAAACTGGTAGCGTAATTCATACTGAAGAGTAAAGAACTGGAGAGCGTAATATAATCCACAAAGCCATGCTTTTGCTCTTGTTCCTTCAGGTAGCTAATTATTTTTGCCTTTATTCCTGGACTAAGCTTCTTATCTTCCGGGCAAGCTTTCACCATTTCCCGGATTGCTTCCAACATGCCATTGGTATTTTCTACATTGATAAGCCGCAAATGGTAGTCGTCGAAATCATTATAAACTACCATGGCATTCGGTCGTGTATGTTTGGTTGTGTGCGACAATAGACCAGAGCCGCCAAATAAATCAACAAATATTTTTGCCTCTGGAAACTCCTCTAATGCACTTTTATACAACTTTATAAATCTTCGCTTTTGCCCCATAAATGGCAAAGGCGCACTTGTGTAAATCTTTTCTCTCATAATTTTATTGTAGTTTTGTTTTCTCTCTCAAACTAAAAAATGCGAAACAGCCGCACATCGAAGACATTATAGTCTCCGGGTATGCGGCTGTTTCGCATTTTGTACGGTTGAAAGGTGAGAGAGTCAACCGTGACCGGGGGCTTCTTTTTGGAAGCTGGGTTTATTTTACTTTAACTTTTAGGATAAAGTATATTTAATCCAAGCATACATTTGAATTCCCCAAGCCCTATGACATAATCCATTTGGATGCCAATCGGGACCACCACCATATTCGGTCAGATATTTATGTTTGACTTGTGCAGAATAATCAAACTCAGGACTGTTTATGGTTCTCCAAGGTGTTGCCCAGGCTGTTGGCTGGATAAACATTGAGGGAAGAAGGTAAATTTTTTCCACATCCTCATTTGCATCATCAACCCAATATTCAGCTTTCAGTCTGTTGAAATTGTCATAAGCTTTGGCATGCCCCCCTTCATGATTCCAAAGACTGCACTCTGTGTCAAATTCAGGATATCTGCTTGGATAATATGATCCTGTATGATCAATAATAGATAAACCAATATGAACATCACCCCATCCATTTGCAGCGTATTCAACTTTGATTGAATTTGTCCATTCTCTATAATTAGTATTAATCCAATCAACATTCCCATCGTTGTGCGAATGCTGCAAAATTATATGTGAAGGCAAGCAAACATCATAATCATTCACATCTGAAACTTTTGAACCTTTAGTCCCTGCATCTAATCTTACCAATCCTGAATCATCTAAAGTCTTATAGCGATCCAACCATTTTAACATTGAAAACTTGACATCTCCAACCTTGTCTTTATCAAAAAATGGATTCACAGGATTATCAAGAAGATCATTGGCTTTTGCCAAAGCTGTTGTGTAGTCCACAATACCATCACCAGGATAGATCTCAGACATAAATGTCACCAATGCTGCTGTGTTTTTTGGAGCAAACTTTCCTTCAGGGGTTCTGTTAATCAGTTCTATTTGTTCAATTGAACCTGTATAATCTGAACCGGAGCCATCACCCAATCCAAGCAAGTCAAAAATGCCCTGCCCTTCAACAGTTACACCAGACCCATATTGACCACGATTATCAGTGTGAAACATATGTGTTGAACTTTTCCAACCACCATAGCCTTCACAATATGCTGACATTGATTTAGTCACGCCTTTGTAATTCAATTCCCAATGATTAGAATTCCAATGGCCCAATGAAACACAATTGTATTCACTTGCATTGTTCCCCCCGTCAATTCTTGCTTTCTCAAATTGTTCTAAAATAACAGACCAAAATTGATGTGGATTACCTTCAGGAACACCAACATTTGCTAAATAACCGTTAGTAACTGAATCGCCAACACTTAATACTTTTACTGTTGCAGATTTCCCAACGCTTTCTTTTGTTGATTTCTGCTTAATTGTGATACTCGCATCATTGAATGATCCACCACCTTTGATTTGAAAAGTTTTATCATATGATTTAACATTTTCAACATGTTCAGGTGAATAAATCATTTGTCTTTCTGTTCCTGACAATTCAAAATTTGCAGTTGGTTCAGATGTGATCCCTTTCATCATGTGATCCAAATACAAAGCTGCTGAATAACTTCTTGCTTCAGTTAAATTGCTATCTAAATCATTTAATACTGTGTAGATTTTCTTTGGTGATAACAGATTCAAATCAGCTTTTTCACTTGATCCACCATCCAAAGCACTAACCCTTTCTTCAAGATCTGCCAAAGGCTTGTATTCGGTATATTTATCAAAGGAATAAACAGTTCCTTCAATGATTGCCCTTGATTTTATATAATCTAAATCGCCACCTGTCAAATAGCAAAACACAACAAATCCATCACCACTTTGATATGTATATTGATCTGTATTTGATACTGTTCTTAATGGTGTTTTATTCTCATCATATACAACATGTGAAGATAGTCCACTTGCTGATTTCCCTGTATTAATCGAAATCAACCCGGCTTCTTTTGCTTTTATGAATCCAGATAATCCATACATATTGCCCGATCCGGTTGCAACTGAAGTTGATCCGGCAAAAAAGAACTCATTAAACCTAAATTCTTCAGGATTCAATAAATTCAATGATGGTTTTTTATCTATTTTGTTTAAAAGTATAGGATCAGAAGCATCCTTCTCTGTTTTTAAATAATCAACATCAGTCACAATGGATTTTAAATCACTCCATTCTTTCAATGCCCCATAATGATCTGAATATACTTCATCAGCAAAACGAAAGCTAGGTATTGCACCATGTTCACCATCTGATATCCTACTCCAATCAACCAACACTTCTGCTGATCCATGCCCACCGGAACCTTGTAAACGTGTGATGTTGTGGTTTGTTTCAACAACTGTCAATGCAAATCTTCCTGGATCATTCCCATCTATATAAGTGCCGAATTCATTCACTTCATAAAGAATTACAACCTTCGTGTCTTTATTTATGATACTTAATCCATAATATTTTCCGGAAGTGTCAAAACCTGTCAATCTTGCATCAATAATAAATGCAAAACCTTCTGATCTTGATATTCCTGAACCCATCTGTGTTACTGGGTGCAATATCTGCACTCTTAATAAAGCCTCATCCGCAAGTGAATTCAAACTTCCCTGCAATTGGACTAAATCAGGATCTTCCACATAAGAAAACGCAACGCCATCACAAACCAATTGCCCACCAGCCTTTACTTCAACACCATTCAAGTCACCACCATCAACACTGGTAACATTGGTTTTAATTTTCCACCAACCCAATACCAATGCTGGGTAAGTTGCAGGCGTACCACTCAAATCAACCGAACCCAGCAAGTCAGCAGCTTGTCTATCCGCAAGCTCTTTTTGTTTGTTCACCACATCGGTCATAAAACCAAAGAAGTCGCTTTTACCAATTGAGAAGCGTCCAACACGGCTTTTAAATTCGTTTATTTTATTTAGTAATTCGTTAATTGTTGCCATAGTTGCTGTGTATTTAGATAGGACATGCGGTTAAATTCTCTCTGTAGGCTATTTCTGTTACTACGTCGTCCACAACAAGCCCTGCCTCTTGGCTTTCTGCATAAGCTATAAAAGCCGCCAATCGTGTAGTGTAATCATCAATTGGCATGGTTGCCATTTTAAGTGTGTCAATTGCCGGGTAGGTAACAGAATTGTAAGTAAATTCATTTCTACCGTAATAGGTTTTCGGGTAGCCAGCTTGGTTTTCTCCAGCTACAGTTTTGCCAATTACGAGCGTTAAGCTTCGTTGTTTTCCTGTATATGCCATGTCGTTTATTCTTGTATATATACTAAGGTGTAATTAAAATAATCGTCGGAACTTGGAGTTACTGTTACTCCTGTACTAAAGCCATAAGATTCCGCTTCAGAATTAGGATTTATCGTATCATCTATACCGTGAGAGTCACCAGTGTTAATAGTAATATGGAAACTATCAACAACAAGCATTTGATGCTGATCGTTATAACCAACCACTGAGCCTGAAATTGTAAGATCAGATTTAACTGGTTGTTGAGCATTGGCATCAACTTGGATATTTCCACCAGTAGTCATGCCCAGGAATAAAGTAATTTTGTTGTCGCCATCCTGTTCACAAACGTAATCGGTAAACTCAGCAGTGTACAACTCTATGATATCCTCACACTCGTGATTGATAAAATCAGCCGTGTAATCAACTGCACCCAATTTAAACATGAAGCTCTTTCCTGCAATCTTATACTGATTTACCAAAGCTCTTAAACGTGTTTCGTCAACAGGACTATGAACATCAACTAAAAAATCAAATGGTTTTCCGTCCAATTCCTCAATAGTTGCCAGTGCGTCCAGTTCTGTTTCAATCAATTTTTCAAGGGCAATGGTAGAAGCATTTAAATGTGTTCTATACTTCAATTGAGCTAACTTCAAATCAAAATCACTGCCTATTTTCGGAATCTGAAACACCAAAACGCGAAGTGTTTCAACCAAGCCTGTCAAGCGCAAGCGTGGTGGAAGCATTTCCCGGATATATTTGTACCAATTAATAATCATCTGCGTTGCCGGCTGTATAGGTTATAGTAATAGTTTGAGCGTTGAAGAATCCGGAAGGACTTTCAAAGCTTTGAGTGTTCACAGTTTCGCCGTTCATTTTTACCTCACCCAAAACAGCGTCGAGTACTCCAGTGGCATTTTGCACCGCATCGATACACTTTGTTCGGTTAAACATTCCGCTATAGCGTATGCCGTCCAAATAGGCAGCAATAGCAAGATTAACCGTGTTTGTACTATCAACCAATGTATCACCACTATTGCCAAGCAATTGCGGATTGTAGGTAACAACCAAATTCAATTCAAGCTGATCAGGATTGAGACTGGTAAACTGAAAGTGAGTGCCTGCGGCTCCGATCTGTTTTGCGTAGCCTTTAAAGGCTTCCAATTGCTCAGCAACTAAAGCTGCTTTGTCGGTAGTTGTAGCGTAAACATGCAGTTTACTTACACCTTCAATTTCGCGCTCACGAATCGCCACAAACTTTACAACTTGTTTACTGGCATCAATTGCCGGGTACTGGAACTTTTTCTCAGCTTCATTAAAAGCAAGTTTGTCTCCCAATTGGAATGCAAGAAATTGGCGTTTGTACCAATTCTTTGTAAATGGGTATTCGTCCGCTATTTTATTCTCCAGCTCAGTTGCCTTGTCATTCACAATCATTTCATGCAAATAAATAGCCGAGGCAACAATATAAGTCAAAGCCGATTCAAGGCTTATTTGGCTAAATTGTTCCTCAAAAGTTTTTTCCGGATCAATTTCGTAGACATTCTGCAAAGTCAGATTTGCTACAAAATCGGCACGTATGGCACTTAGTATTTCTTCAAAGCTTCTCATTGTGTCTTATTCAAATTCTTCAAAAAACTCTTCACTAAACAAACGGTCGTATTCTTCAGTCAATTCCGGTGATGCCGTTTCGGGCTTAATGCCTTTGCCTTTATAGTATCGTACCATATCAGCACTAACAATTTCAGGAATCTCAATGGTCTGTCCCGGCTCCAATGTATCGGTAATTGCAATGCCGTTTGCCTTTGCAATTTCATAAGCCGCACGAGCTAAACCTGCTTTCTGAATAGCTACGTCGAATAAACTTTGCTTTCTACTTACCTTCACACTTGCCATAATTGCCGTTTAAATGGTGTTTAAATTAAATTATCTATCCGTTTGCGACCGTTTACACATTGTAAACTATTTTAAAAGCCCGTAGCGCCTTAAAATGAAATAAGCAAAAACCAAAGCTCCCAGCACCAATAAAATGATTGCCCAATTGATTATGCCCGGTGTTTTCACCTTGGTTTTTTCTTTTATATCTGTTTGCTCTAAGTTGTCCGTTTTCAAATCTGTTTTATCGGCAAGTTCAGTTTGAACCACAGTATTTGCGGTTGAGTCGCGAGCATTGTGTGTGCGTGTGTTATCGCTTTTATCGTGTGTAATAGTTCGCTCAGTAATTTTTGTGGCATATTGCTGACCGGATGAATCGGGTTTGCTCAGCTCTTTAACCACTTCGGTAATTACCTTATTTTCTTGCACGTCGTTTTGTGTTTCAACAACATCACTAAGCACAACAACAGCTGTGCTATCAGTTGTTTCAACTATATCGCGCTTTTCCTCTGTTTGCACATCGCGTTCAATCTGTGTGCTTACCTTGGTTGTTTTGCAGGCGAACAGGAATAAAGCCGCCAATAGAATTACAATGTTTCTCATGATTGTTTGTTTTTGTCCGAAGCTGGTTTTAAATCAACTCCAGCGGTGTTTTCAACTCGTTTATTCATATATGATTTAAGGATCTCGAAAATTCTACCTCCGGTTAAGTCGTGCATGTTTTCGGCAAAGCTCCAGAGGAAGAACCCACAAACTAACCAAGCCGCTATATTGTAGCTTGCCACTGTCTTTTGGTGCATTTCTTTATCCATAGCATAAAGCAAAGCCACGAATACAGTTACACCCATTGCGCGAACAATGGCTACAAATACCTTTTTCATGCAAAACTTTTCTTTACGCTTTATCAGCGATGCGGCAATTCCGGCAAGCAAGTCAAAGGCAATAATTACCCACATTACATGCACAGCTCCTTTTATTTCTGCGAGATAAGCCAAAACAGCTACAATTACTCCGACTATTGTATTTCCTATGTGAGAGAGAAACCAGTTCATATTTTAAAAATTTGAATATTTTCGACCATCAAAACGTAAGACTTGCCAACGATTACCAGACTCTTTAAAACTTACATGCACCCAATCAGGCTCCATATCATTACCCTTTTCCCAAATCAGCTGATCAAAAGGCAACATATCTCTTATAATATGGAAAGCTTTTGCATTATCGCGACAAACAATATCAACCGCTTGTCCTTTCGTATGCTGACTGGTTGCTGCACCTCCTATTTTAGCATTCACAGAAAGCGAACGAAAACCGCTTGTTACTTGAATAGGCATACCATAAGCATCGCGCAAAGGCTGTAGTACATTTTCAACAAGCTGCTTTAAATTCTCAACCTGATCAGCATTTGGGACATTAGAAAGCCCAGTGTTGGTAGTTGTTAACTCTTTTAATGTGAAATTTTCTGATAACTTCATTACTCAGTTGTTTTAATGGTTGTTGCAATTAGTTCTTTGTACTCGTTATAATTGATGCCGGCACGTGTAAAGTGCTGACGTATTTTTAATTTAACTTGCGACTTGCTGTATTTGCCACGGATGAATTTTGTTAATGCGGCTCCCAATAGAGGATCTTCCTTTAATTCGCCTTGACTCATTTCCAAGACCAAAGCGGCACACTGATCGGTGTTGTCGCCAACAACCAAACCTCCAGTAATCAAACCTTCACTGTCACGCTTTGGCTTAATCACTAATTCATTATTGATATCAATTAAAATGCCTTTCATCTGTTTATAATTTTCTTACAGTTGTCAGATGGAACATGCGTTTCATCAGTGCGTTATTTTGTCGTTTTCAATTTCCTCCAGCTCTATTTTTTTGCCTGTCATTGCGCTTTCGTAGGCTTGTTTGCCCATGGCTCCATTTGCAGCTGTACCAGCACCAATAGAACTAAAAGCATTTGGCAAAGCTGAATGAATAGCCTCCACGTAATCCTTAATGCTTTCAAGGTTGGTAACAATCTGTTTACCGATTGTTAAGCCTCCATTTTCGCCACCATTGTATTGAATCAGCTCCACTTTATCAGCAAAAAGCATAAAGGCAGTGGCTTCATCATTTTCCACAATGGCAATTAAACAATCCGTTCCTACAACTGGCTTAACCACCGCTGAATCAATCCCCAACAACACATCAAAAAACTCAAGACCTTCGCCGTCGCTTGCGTCCATGGTTTGTTCTTCCCAATTCACTTTGTCAGCCGTTACCCAACGAATGGTAGCTTTCATTGTGCCGTTTAAATGTTGTTTAAACAGCTGCCCAAAATTGTCAAGTTCGCCTTGTAAATTCATTCTGCTTTATTTCCTAGTTTACAACTTTGGGTATATCCGGGAGGCGTTACCGTTTTGGTAACAGCATCCACATAGTAAGTGCCGTCCTTTTCAGGATATAAAGCACTTTTTAAATTCATCTTACTGCCATGCTCAACACGTGGAACACCAAACAGAGTAACATCTCCATCCAAGCCCGGCTGTTTGGCATCGCGATACATCTTTTCAGCTTCACGCTTCAGCTCAGCTTCGGTAATTTCAATACCGCTAATTTCTTTTGTCAGGCGTTTGCCTGCATTGTCGTCACCAACTTCAACAACCAGCTTTTTGCCTTTCTTCCGGATCAGGCTCATAATTACCAGTGTGTCTTCAATTGGCTTTTGCTTTAAACTTTCACCGGCTGTCATTTCCAGTTGTACATCTACAGCAGCTTCATCGCTCTGACTTCTACCCATGGCATGAAGCTCTTTATTCTTGAACCAGGAGTAAATGCCTTTCTTTTGCAAGTCCTCTAAAATCTGACTTGGAGAAACCTTTGAATAGCGCACGTTACCAAGTTTGGTATCATCGCAAACAACAGTGTAACCCGGTGCAATTTCTTGTAATAGCTGCTTTACTGTGCAATCCTTTAAGCTCACGCTTACCGTGTTTCTTTTTAGCTTATACATTTCATCCTCACAACTTATTAGCAATGGAATGCCAGCCGGAACGGTTTTGATGTAACCGCTAAATTCTTTCTCCAGATTACCATTGTAACCTATCCACACTTCAACCGGATCACCTTCGCGAAACCACTCGCTAACTTTCATTCGGTCGAAATCTTTCACCTTACGCGGCAGTACGATTTCAGCACTATCGGTTAAACTTTTCCAACCGCTTTCAATCTTCACCTCACTAAAGCGACGCACTTTAAATCCCTGCCTACCTTCGTGAGCCGGGAATATAATTTCTCCATATAGTGCGTAAGTTGTCATAGAATATCGGTTAATAGTAAATCATCATCGCTAGTAGCCTGTATTGTGTATTGCAACATGTTTGGCCTGCCTTGTATTGGCTCAAACTGGCAATCCTCAGTAACTATTCGCGAAATGTTTCGATCTGCGAAAATCTGTCCTTCCACCTCAATACTACAAGCAGTTTCATGAAAGCTTTGTATCATATCCTGTTGTTCCTTTACAGATTGCTGCTTCGAAGGATTAAATTCATCTGGAATAATTATTCCGGTAATGCTGATATCCCAATCAGCTAAACCGTAGATTTCTTTTACTGTGCCAGCTCCACCTACGGTTGGTGTTTTCTTTACCACTTTAGCACGTTTAAAAGTCACAAGCGAAGCCAATGGCATCAACAAATCAGAGTATTGCTCTTCTTTCAATTCTCCATTTTGCCCAAAAGTCAAATAACCACCACCTTTAAACCAAAATGCTCCCCATGTCTTTTGTCCAAATCGCACCGGTGCATTATCATACTCAGGTGCAGCAGCTTCAATTTCCACATTTGGAAATGGAGAAGCTTGTATTTGTTTTTCCTCTAGCTCCGGGTGGAATACTGGAGTAAATCCAAACACGTCCTGTAGCAATCCGCTAACAAAACTTACATCCAAGGTTTTATATGCAAAGCTTTTTATTCCCATAGTTTATGCACCTGCCACTACCATAGAGTCGCTTAATTTTGTGTTAATAGCTCTTACCACTTTAGCAGCAATTGCTTCTATTTCTGTTTGTGTGGTGTTTGCACCCACATTAAAAATGTTCTTTACTTCAATTTTTTGACTGATATTTTTAATGGCTCCACCTCCGGAACCTGAACCACTTAAACCACTTTGTTTAGTTCCTCCGGATGAAGTACCACCTTTACCCAATTGTCCCGGAGTAATTACTGGAGAAACACCACCGCTTGGAATTACTCCAGCTGAAGCTGTTGAATCTTCAGGTATTGTTTCCTCTGCAAATTCTTCAGGATGATCACGACGGTAGGAATCAATTCCTTTTTGTTTCCCTTCACCGTAAGCCTTACCAACATTTTCACCAAGTGTCTTGGCTGAGTCACCTATACCACTCATGGCATCTTTAAAGGCATCGGCAAAACTGAAACTCTTTTTAAACCAGTTAAGCGGATTGAACACATTTTTAATGAGTGTCCACATGCTTTTTAGGACTTCGCTTACAAATCTGAATATGCCAGTGAAGGTTACTTTTATCACTTCCCAAGTGCCGGAAAGGATGCCACGGAAAGTTTCTGAAGTTTGCCAGAAGTAAGTACCTAAAGCAATCAGCCCGGCAATAATAGCGGCAATCCATCCAATAATAGGAATATTCATAATTGCCACACCAGTAGCCTTTGCAGCTGTGCTTATCATGCCTAAACCAGTAGAAGCAATTGCACTACCAGCAGTCACAATAGAGCCAACAACCGGCATTGTTTTCAATGTGTTGAACATGAGCAAAACTCCTTGTCTCGCATTTGCCATATTTGCAAACACCGAAACAGTACCGGCAAGTCCTGTAACCATCGGAGTAATCTTACTGGTTACATCAAACATACCAATGGCAATATCGTTAAGCCACGTCTTCATGCGTGACATTCGCTCGTTATAGCCGCCCATTATGACGTTTGCCTGCTCAGTAGCTGTATTGGTGTTCACTATTTTGCCCTCTAATTCTTCGATAAATCCTATATTATCAAGAATCGCATTAACCGCATTTTGATTTTCTACACCAAATATTTGTGCTACGAGCGTACCATCAGCCTGTGCCTTTTGTAGCTCTTTCAATCTGTCAATGAACGGAACGGTTTTATCAGAAATTAAATCGTAGTTAATACCAAGGGCTGTAATTTTTTCTAATGCTTTTTGTGGCAGTACATCAGTACCAGCCATTTTTCCCAACATATTTCGAAAGCCAACACCAGCTTCACTGCCGTAAATTGTCGCTTTTCCCATTGCCTGAATAACGGCATTGGTAGTGGCAAAACTCACATTTGCAGAATCGGCAGACTTACCGGCTTGCTTTATACTTTGGCTTATAAATGGCACTTCGGCAGATCCTTCTTTCGAAGCAGCTGCCATAATATTCATTTGCTCAGTCATCAGCTGAGCCATTTGCATTGGGTCTTTAATGTCGGAACCAAACTGCAGAACAGAACTGGTTAGCGCATTCATTGAACCAACCGCATCGCCTTTCATGGTTTTACTCAGTGTTGCCACATTTACACCCATCAAATCAAGAGCATCCTGATTGGTTGCGATTCCTGGCCCAAGTTTAGAAAGGATACCTTTGTAACTCTCCAACATTGCGGAAGCATCACCACCAAATATCTTAGCGGTTTTACGTCCTTTCTTACCCATTTCTTCCAGAGCGTCGCCTGTTACTCCGGTAATGGCTTCCAAGTCCATTAACTGAGCATTAAAAGCAGCACCGGGCGCGTTTATTTGTTCAAACTCACGAGCAATATTTTGTACAGCATCATTAATGGCATACAAGTCAATCGCTGACATTTTCTTCAGCTTCTCACCACTTTCATCCGCTTTTTTACCAACACCTTCAACACCGCTAGCCGCTTTTTCAGAGCTGCCAACGATCCCTTTCATAGGTCCGGTAATCTTATCTACCAATTCAAGTATCCACTGCGTTGTTGTCCCCATTACTGTCTATGATTTCAGCAAGTGCCGCAATAACAGCGGCTTTCATATTCAAATGATTGAGTTTGTTGATGTGCAAATATTCTGCGTAGAGCTTGCACCACTCTTTGTCTTTAAGAGTATCCGGGTCGATGCCGTATTCTTTACGGATTACGGCATCGGCTTCCCGGATAAAATCCCCTTCCTCTATTTTAAAACTCTCTACGCTTTTGATAAAAAACTTCTAGCTGGAGATATCATTCGGCGCAATTGAGCAACCACACCCATGAAAACAATACCATCTTCCAGCATTTCCAAGTCTCCTTTAATCACAAGGTTTTTAACTGCCTTTTCTGAGAATTCATCCACTTTACCTTTTTCGGCTAATGGTAGTAGCATCTTGATTAAACCTCTATCCGGGCGTTTCACAATGAACTGATATTGCTCAGCCTTTTCAATTTCCTTACCTGTGTACTTACTTAATTCTACAGCGATTTTACTTTTATCTTTATCATCCCTGAAGTCTGCTAATTGTTCAAGTGGTTTTAATCGATCTTTAAGCTCTAATTCTGTATTCTCAATAATTTCGACATCAATACCAAGTATGCGCAAATTAGCCCTGTCCTTTGATGTTAATTCGTCAATGTCATAAACAGCAGGCTCTACCACTACGGTAATCAACTTAATCCGTTTATACTTCAGCTTCAATTCTTCAATTAGTTCAGGAGTAATATTTGCACTTACAATAATAGGAGCAGCCATTGCCACATAAGCATTATCATGCATCAACTGAGAAACTCTTTCTGCGGCAAATTCCACGTGTACAGGTTCAATCGCTTGAACGGTAAGAATGGTTGCAAAAAGGGCAATAAGCCCGAAAATGATCTTTGTTTTCATCTTTCTAAAAGTGTTTAAATGATATTTAAATATTCCAGTTAATTTTCCCTAAAACCAGTAAATCCGATTTGTAGGCAATAGTTTTGTCACCTTGCTTAACGGCAACACCGCGACCTTTTAATTTGGCTGTAAACACATCCTTAATTTTTAAGCCGTCGTATTCATACTCAACCACAATAGGAAATGGTGCTATTTCGGCAATACTCATTCCCGGAGGTAAAGAGCGTTGCAAAGCGTTCCACTCTTCTAAATACATAGAAATAGAAGCTTTAGCCTCGTAATTTCCTTCACCGTAACCAATTGGATATGCTCCAGCACCTTTTACAACCTCAACATCAATCGTATCGTTGTAGTCCAATTCATTAATGGCTTCCAAATCGCGTCCAAGCATGTTGACAGTAATGGAATTCCAACCTGCCATTTTCCCGAACTTGTTAATTATACTACTTGCTTTTGCCATAATGATTATAGATTATTGGTTAATCCTAAGTCCACATCAAACTCATGAACAATTTGACCTACTACCAGCTTACCTTTTACTTTAAGCGGTGAATCTTCACCCACAGCCTGAGCCGGGTTAATGTACACGTCCGATTCTTCGATATTGCCAGCCGAAACCATTGCCTTTAAAGCTTCAGTTACCGAACTTTCAATGCCGCTTACCCATGTACTTGCCAATTGCCCCGTAGAAGGATCGGTAGGTACTTTCGAACGAATGCGAGGGATAATGGTATTTCGAATAATGCGAGCTGCCTTATTCCAAATGCAATTGAAATTGAAGTAAGCGTAGTCGCTATCTTTGCTCACAGCTCCGGGACAACCATTCAGGTAATAACCAGGATAGTTTGCAAAACCACCAACATACATCCAGCCTTTTGCTGTTAAGCTCTTTTGCTCAGCTTCGCTTAATGTTTCAAAGCCTGTACCATCACTTAAAGCAGCCGAAAGCCAGTAGCCTAAACCATCATCGCTAAGGCTGTAATTTTCTTCACCTCTGCGAGTACGTGGCTTAGCTTCGATATCAACAGAACCTAGATCCTCATGCACTTTACGAACCGAAACCGAACCTAAGGCAGTACCAATAGCACCAAATTTGCCGTATTCAGCTTTTAATCCAGCAACAGCAGGATCTTGCCCAACCATGTAATGGATATTTTGAGCAGAAAGCGCTCGTAAGTCTGGATAATCGGCAATAGCCAAAGCAGCTGCACCTCCAACTCCTTCTACAAAAATGCCATCGATGTATAAAAACTCGCTTTCAAATGCAGTTACCAAACCTTGTAAAGCCACAGCCTCAGTCTCAGCATTTGCAACCAAAGTTGAAATACCGGCAAGTCCTAACACATTTACATTATCAATACCGCGAATTGCGGCTTTTAGAGAATCATCAGCTACCAACTGAGCAACGGTTTTTGTTTTCTCCACTAGAATCAAGTGGCAAACATTCTCAGGTGCAAGCCTGAAAATTTCCGATAAGTGGTAGTGAGCAAGTTCCTTGTTTGTATCATCGGTACTGGCAGTAATACCCAAATCTTCAGCGGTGGAAATATCCAATAGCTCGTAAGCTTTATTGTATGCCAAATCCACTGGCTTGGTTGCCCCGATAATGATACAAACCACACGGTCGGTCTCAGCCGAACGACCAAGACCACCGTTTAATTTGTTTATAATAGCTCCCTTAAAACTCATTATTCAGCAGTTTTAAGAGATTCTAATTTCGCGTCAGCAGCTTCTAAAACTGTTTTGCGTTTTTCTCCAGCTTTCTCAGCTTCCACAATCACAGCTACAGCATCAACAGTTGTAGCAGCTTCAATTTCTGCTATCAATGCTTTAGCTGTCTTTTGACCATCACCACTGTTACCTTTAAGAGATTCCAATTTCTCTTCAGCAGCTTCTAAAACGGTTTTACGCTTCTTACCAGCTTTCTCAGCTTTAACAATAGCGTTTACAGCATCAACAGTTGTAGCAGACTCAATTCCCGCTATCAATTCTTCAGCTGTTTTTTGATCTTTACTATCACTAGCTTTGCTTTTGTTACTCTTTTCAGTAGTAGCAAAATCATCGCGAGTAAATTCAGTAATTGCAAGCTTCTTACCATAACGATTTTTGCGTGAATGATTCTTCACTGCCAAATCGTTTTCATCGGTAATAAAGGCAGTACCGTCAGAAGTTACAGCCACATTTTGAGCACCTTTGTAACGCTTTAATATGCCTTTGGCTATTTCTTTAACTTCTGATTTGTTTTTAATTTCCAATTTCATAATGAAAATTTTTAAGGTGAAGCCCTGCCTTTCGACAGGGCAATATTTTAAACGTTAGCACTCACAATTGCACCAAAACCGTAATCTTCCACACGATCAACCAAGCCATAAGTTTGCGTACGATATACACTCTTAGGATCAGCCGATTTGGTATCCTGAGTTTCAGGAGTATACAAAGACTTAACCTTATCAATGTGTTTCACAGTGTTACCACCGTAGAAGAATAGAGAACCGTATTGGTCGGTTGCACCAAGTGCAGCACCTTTTGCCAATTTGTTACCATCACCAGCATAAGCTACGGCAGCATTATTTTCGTAAAATTTGAAGCCCATTACAGACTTAACTTTACCAGTAAGAGGATCGAAAAAGATTTGCTTGTTTGCGAAATAAGCCGCTGAATCACGGTCTAGAATCAAATCAGTTGAATGCTTAGGACAAAGAATCATGTTCAAATCATTCACATTTGGCAAGTTCAATGCCTTAACAATTTCAAGGTATTCAACTAAATCCTTAAAGGTCATTCGCAAACGACCGTTACCATCATTACCACCTGAAGTTCTCACAACTGGCATTTCCGATACAGTATTATCGTCCGGAGCCAATTTCCAAATTACATGATCGCGATAACCAAGCTTAAATGCATCAGCATGAGCTTTACGTACTTCTGAACGCTTATCGAATGCAAGACCGCGTAATTCAGCGTCATCCACTTCGGTAGGATCAGTGTCATATTTCTCCCACTCAACAAAACCTTTTTTACCAGTCATTTTCTTAGCGGTAAAATCAGAAGTGTTGTCAACGTGGAAACCCACATTATTAATCAGCTTATTAAAGCGAATACCATCCGCTGTAATAGCTGCTTTAGGCGCACTTTTTAGAGCTGCTAAAAAGTCGTCATTAAAATTCTTAAATTCTTTCAACAACTGAGGCGAAACATATTGGTTTAGCCAGTTGCCATCTACTATAGTTGCCATAGAATAACCTCCTATTGAATTTTGTTACGTTTCTTCCAGTCAGCAAACAACTTATTGTAAGCCTCTGGGTTATCTTCTTCTAATGCCTCCAAAGTCTCAGGACTTTCGTCTTGAAGCTCTTCAAAAGTTTTACCTTCGTAAGTAGCTCCTTTACCGTCAGCACTAGGCTTAATGCCATCAGACAATGGCTTTTCGATACCTTGTACGGTAGCAAGTAGCGCCTTAGTCCCTACAGGGTCTTTGTCGTACATTGCTTCCCACTTAGCGCGTGAATCCGCAGAAATACGCTTAGCTTTTTCAGCTGCATCTAGGTCAGCCTTTTTACTAGCTGCCAGTTCTTCTTTCTCTTTAGCATCCTGTTGAGCTTTAAGAGAATCGTAATCCGCAGCTTTTTGAGCGTTCGCTTGCAAGCGTGCGTTTACTTGCTCCTCAGTAGAATTCGCATCCATACCGAGAGCAATTGCTGTTGCTTTCAAATCCATGTCTAAATTGTTTTGTGATTGAGTAATAATATGCTCGGCTGCTATTGCAATTGGCGAACCACTGTCTTTAATTGCCGCAGCTGTTTCTTTGTCGATTTTCACCGAACCTTTTACCGATGTTATAAAACCCCACTCTTCAGCCTGTTTAGCGGTCATCCAAAAATCACCAGCCTCCCATTTGGCTTTAAAATCTTCTTCCGGTTTTTTGAGTTTGATTTTGTAAGCATCGTAGTAAGTGGTGGTCATGTTCTTAACCAAGGTGAGATAGTTATCAATTTCGGTCTCATTACCATATATACCACCCATAGGCTTATGGATCATGAATTGACCGTTCTCTACCTGTTCAAATTTAGTAGCTCGAGCAGCAATGTAAGTTCCGGCACTTGCAACAAGAGCTCCACCTTCCCCGGTGTAACTTCCAAACACTTCATTAAAAATGTTCACAATCTCGTTAGCTTGAAAACAATCACCACCCTGACACATTAAATATGCAAATAGCGAAGTTGCACCAGCATCTTTTAAATCCTGACATTTGGTTCGCATTTCTGTAGCATTGTTCTTATTCCATTCGGAGATTGATCCGATAATGTCTACACGTCCGACAGTTCCTTCAGCATAAACACTTACTAGCAATTTCTTACTCATAATTTCTTGAATTGTGAGTTACAAAGTTTTGTTAAAAGATTTACACTTTGAAATCGAGTTTTCATATTGTAAACATATCGGCGTACATGTGGCTATTATTCTGATAATCACGAAATATTTATGCTTTATAAAAAGCCGCTTTTTCAATTCGCACTATATAAACAAACTTTGTAGTGTATTAATGTAAAATAATGTGTATCGACAATGGGAAAAACCAAAAGAACAACTCGTAAGAAACAACTTCCAAAGCGCGAATATGAAAAATTGCGTCGCACTGCTTATGAGTATGTTGTAGTACAAGGTTTGGAGCAAAAAGAAGTTGCAAAACTTTTAGGTGTTACTGAAGCTACCATTAGCTCATGGGCTAACAATCCAAAAGAAGGAAAGTGGAAAAATCTTCGCGAAGCTAGAATGCAGTGCCAAAGCACCGAAGCTGATAATATTAAAAAGCTCATTCAGATTCTTAGTAAACAACGCTTAGATCTTGAACCGCAAATTAATGATGCCATGCACTCAGGCGAAGCAAAAGAGGAGGCACGATTGCGACAACAAGCCAGTAAGATCAGCGACGAAATGAGCAAACAAAACAAAGTATTGCTCACTATCGACCAAAAATCTTACACTTTAGGTGTTTTTATTGACGTTATGGACGAAATCTTTAACAGCCTCCGTGTTGATAATGAAGAGTTGTGGGAAAAGACCATTGAGTTCCAAAGTACATTGATACGCAAAAAAACACAGGAGCTAGGATAATATGGCAACATCAAGAGCGAAAGCAGATAAAATAAAGGCGGAAAAGTACCTGAAGAAACTCGACATTGTTAGAAAAACTAACGATGTAAACCCTTTTGAAACGAAAACTGAGCAACAGGAACGAATTACCAGAGCGCAAAACGATGTTGAGTATTTCTTAAAGACTTACTTGCCACATTATGCTTTATCAGATTCAGCTGATTTTCAAACTGAGTTTTCTGAAATGGTAGCCGCTGATCCTTTATTTATTGGTTTTGCTGAATGGTTTCGTGGTGCTGCCAAATCTGTTCGATGCAATATCATTAATCCTCTTTGGTTGTGGATTCGTGGTGAAGATGTTTTTATGTGTTTGCTTTCTGATAGTAAAGAGCGTGCCCAGGAACTACTCGCAGATGTTCAGGCAGAATTAGAGGGTAATCCGCTTTTAATTCATGATTTTGGCGCACAAAGATGTGAGGGAGATTGGGAAATAGGAAATTTCAAAACTATTGACCAACGTTTTATTGGAATGGCTTTTGGTATCAAAAAGAAAGTACGTGGTGTAAGAGTAAAGCACCGCCGTCCTAACCTTTGGGTAATTGATGACTTGGAAACGCCGGATACCATTTCCAATCATAAACGCATGCGCAAGCAAGCCGACCAAATTGAGCGCGATGTAATTCCTACGATGACTGGAGATATTCGCCGTGTTGTTTATGCAAACAATAGATTTGCAAGGGTAATGACACAAACTATATTACAGGAACGTCACCCGGATTGGGTAGTCCATCATATCAAAGCTTACAACAAAGTAACCTATAAGCCAACATGGAATTATTACACTGCCGACTTTTATCGAAAGATGGAAAAGGCTATGGGAATTACAGCAGCTTATTCCGAGTACTTGCAAGAAGCTAAAATAGAGGGTGCAAACTTTTCCGAAGATCAAATACAATGGGCTAAACTTCCTCCTATGGAAGAGTTTAAAATGATCATTTCACATTGGGATATTGCCTATACCGACAACGAGACGAGTGACTACAACGCCATAAAAGTTTGGGGTTTGCATGGTCGAAACTTTTGGTTGATCGATTGCTATGTGAAACAATCAAAAATGAAACAAGCAGCCAATTGGAATTGCCATTACAAAAGACAATTACAACGGGGTGTTAATTACATTGGACAATTTGAAAGTCAGTTTTGGAATGGTGAGGTGGAGCGTTCAATCAGTGAAGCTGAAGATGAAAATAACATCGACTTGAATTTAATGGAAATAAGCACTCCAATGTCTAAGAAAATTCAACGCATGATAACCATGCAGCCATATTACCAAAACAACCGCATTTTCTATAACGAAGCATTAAAAAGTCATTCTGACACTCAGGTTGGTATTATGCAGCTTTGTGCTGTAGAAGAGGGAATGACAGAACATGACGATAGTCCCGATGCAGATCAACAGGCTATTTCTGCTTTAGATAAATATTGTACTCCCGGACGTAGACGCAACACCGGAGAAAAGAGTTTTAAAACGGGTAAGATGAAATCAAAATATAATATGCCATGAAGTATCTGGAGAAAGAAGATTTAATCGCAGTAATTCAAGAGCGTTTAATGGGGCAAAGCCTTGCAACAAGTGCCGATATTAATTTAGACGACAATACAATTCTGGATAACATTGAAGGAAAAGCAATTGATTTTGCCATATCATATATATCCGGTAAATACGATACTGAAGTAATTTTTAATGAAGCTACTCCAATTCGTAACGGCGTATTAGTACAAGCCATTGCATGTATTGTGGTTTATCGCTCAGTACGACGCAATGCAGCTCGTAAAGTTCCGGAGGATTACATACAACTATACAGCGATGCCAAAAAGGACTTGGAAAAGATCCAGAGCGGAGCTATGAACCTCATTAACTGTCCTAAGTTAACTAACGAAGACGGCACAAGCACAAGTCCGGTTTACGGCAACAATACAAACGATAACTATTTTATTTAAACACTATTTAAATGGCTAAGAAAATTGGAATAATCGGACGTATCGGCGATGCAGCTGAACAAGTGATTTTAAGTAGAGTTAAAAACAGCACCCTCTATGGTGAATACCACAAACGCGCTGAAAAGGGTGCTCCATGGGATCGTGAAAGCACTGCATACAAAAAACAAGAGATAGAAGACTGGATTAGAGGAGTTGCAGCAGCTACTGATCCGGACACACCTCAACGCGGTTTACTCATGCGGTTTTATCAAAGTTTATTATTAGATCCACACCTTACTTCTGTTATTGATACTCGCATTTCACGTGTTCAGCGCTCTTCTTATAAGTTGGTAAACGAAAAAGGAGAAGAAAACGAAGAGCTTAAGAAACTGTTGGAGCGTCCATGGCACGACGACCTTATTAAGTTAACGCTTAATAAAAACTTCGTAGGAACAACACTGATTGAAATGTTCTGTACAGATCCAGAGACAATGGAACTTGATCGCGTTATTGCAATCCCTCAATCAAATTTTATAGCACACCTCGGAATTGTAACAAAAAACGAAGGTGACGAAACCGGCACAAGCTACCGCGAAGGAAAATACAAAGATTACTACGTACAAGTAGGTGAGTCTTTTGAATTGGGAATGCTAAATGAATTAGCCATGGTTGTTATTGCTAAAAAGCTTGGTTTAGGTTCATGGATAAGCTATGTTGAAAAGTTTGGAGTACCACCGATTTTTGCAATTACCGAACGCATGGATACAGGACGTCGTGATGAATTGTTTGATATGTTGCAAAGTTTTCGATCTAACCACTTTGCAGTACTTCAGGGAAACGAGAAAATTGAAGTTCCAAACAATTACAATGTAGACGCTTACCAATCATTTAAAGCATTAAACGAAGTTAGCAATAGTGAAATTAGCAAGCGTGTTCTTGGTGGTTCAGCAATGGTTGACGAAAAAAGCTACGTAGGATCTGCTGAAGTTCAGGAGAGAGTTGCACAGGATAGATACGAGGCAGATAAGTTGTTGTACAAACACTATTTTAACACTCAATTTCGTCAACGCTTAGCTAAAATTTCAAGTGTGTACGCTGAATTTGCCACACATACGCTTGTATGGGACAATCAGGAAACACTTGATATAAACGGCTACATCGAAGCTGTTACTAAGCTTTCAACCGCATTCGATTTTGATGTGGAAGAAATACGCAACCGTACAGGATTGCCTATTACTGGAATGAAAATAGTTTCAACTGAGCCAACCAGTCAAAAAAAAAATCCTGACGCAAGTGGAAAAGGACTAGTTTCTCCACAAGCTCAAACGGATATTTACGAACTATTTGCAGCAACATGGGACAAGGCAATAGACAGACTAGCAAACGATATCTACGACGGAAAGGTGAAGACTACCGACTTAGATAAAGATTTGGTGTTGAAGAATTACGCAGCATTTAATAAGGAAGCTAAAAAGGCTTGGGGCAAAGGTTACTATGATGAACCAATTACCCGACAATTCCGGGAGAATCTATTGCAATTTGCAGGTGCTAAAGCTCACGATTTAATGAAACAACTGGATGGTTTAAACACTGAAAAAACCAAGAAAGAAGATTTTATTAATCAGGCTAAAGCCATTGTAAACAAGCACAACGAACAATGGCTAAGCACTGAGACAAAGTTCGCCGGTGATTGTGTAAGCTCTGCCCAGGAATATGCTTCTTATATGGATGATGTTGATATTTACCCAAACATGAAGTACCGCACAATGGGTGATGCCGATGTAAGAAGTAGCCATGCAGCTAACGAAGGTTTAATTATTCCTGTTGATGAAATTACAGCACTTGCACCATTTGACTATGGTTGTCGCTGTTGGTACGAACAAACCACCGAAGCTCCAACTAGTGGCAAAGCTATTAAGGGTGTGAAGTTCAAAAACAATCCTTACAAATCCGGGAAGGTATTTAACGATGAACAAAGCTATTTCCTTAACATGGCTGACAAACACCGTAGCATCATTCGCGATAACACTGAGCTAATGAAACAACACATGCCATACAGCCAAACCATAATGGTCGATGACCAAACGGTACATGTGAATGATTTTTACGACTTAACCGATGGTACTGCCAATATTAAAGCAGCTAAGAAACTGGCTGAAGAGCTGGAGCAAGATGTTTACATTTTGCCTCACATCGAAAACAGCGCTAAGCTTCATCACAAGAACCCTGAAATGGCTATCGGTAAAACAAGTTATACCGCCGATTTAAAAACCTTTAACCCGGACGTGGCTTCCAGCACTCGCAAGTTTATTGCCAACAGTGTAAACACCGCCAACAAACAAGCATGTAAAGCGGTTGTTTGCGATATCTCAAAAGCTCCTGAAGCTGACTGTCTGAAAATAGCAGCAACCAAGCTAAGAGGCGAATTAAAAGGAACTGGAAAAGCCAACATTAAAAAGGTTGTTGTCATTAAGGATAACACGGTAATAATGGTTACACGCAAGCAATTGGCTCAAAAGAATTACCAGAAGTATTTCGAAGTAGAATAAAATAACAAAAGGTGAATGCCGGAAACATTCACCTTTTGGGCTGAGATTGGACTCGTCCGCTCTCACTTACAAATATACAACTTTTTATGGCACGTAAAAATAAAGTACCGGAATTTGAAAAGATGGCTAGAGAACTTAAGAAGAATGCCTCACGTTATGCGGCTTCTGAGTCGGTTAAGTTTTTCCGGGAAAGCTTTGTTAAAGGTGGTTTTACCGATACAAGTTTTGAAAAGTGGACGCAAACTGGCAATCCAATGGCAGGCAAACGAACCATGTACAACAAAGGTCGTTTAATGCGATCAATCAAAAAGCTTTCAGCTTCGCTTAACAGAGTTGTAGTTGTTGCCGATTCTGAATATGCAGACATTCACAACAAAGGCGGTTACATTGTGGTTACTGCCCAAATGAAAAAATACTTTTGGTACAAGTATTACAGTTTTGTTGGTGATGTATCAGTAAATAAAAAAGGAGCAACACCACTAAACAAACGTAACGTTGGGCTTGGAAAAAAAGCAATGTTTTGCAAAGCCATGGCATTAAAGCCTGTTGGCTCTAAAATAAAAATACCTAAACACCAATTCATGGGTAACAGCCGAACCATGATGAGAGATTTCGACAAGTGGTTTGGTGACACAATTAAATTTCAAATAGAGAAACAGTGGAATAAGCCCACAATAAATATTGACTTAAAGAGTGTTTAAATACCATTTAAATAGTATTAGTTATGGAAGCATGGACAGACCTTTATACAGAAATTGCAGAACGTATTAACGAAAAGCTGCCGGACATTCAATGGATAGACCTTTGGCACGAACAGGTAAGTTATCTAACTGAGGAGTTACCATTCCCAACACCAGCTGTTTTCATTGGCTTCAATACCACCAATTGTAATGATTTATCGCAGCTTATACAGGAATGCGAAATGCAAGTAGACCTGTATTTCTTTTACGAAACCTTCAGCGACACTTACGTAGGTTCATACAATCAAGCCAGTGCAATTGACTATTTGAGAACACTTACCCAATTGCACACAGCTTTTCATGGTACAAGCGGCGACAACTTTCAAACCATGCGCCGGGTAGATATGAAAAGAGAAGAAAGCGGCGGAGCTGGTAATCTTTACCGCATTTCATTTGCCTGCAATGTAGAAGATGCAAGCGCACAAGTAGTACACGATCAGCAAACAGTTAATGAAATTGAGCTGACAGACGAAACCTACCAACGTCCATCAACTACCGACAGTGAGGGCATGTTTGTTATTCCTAAATAGCACAAAAAAAGTGCGAGCTTATTTGCTCGCACTGCTAACGTAATGGTAATTTTTATTCGGTATCTGTATCGGACTTAACTTCACTAAGTTTTTCCTCTAAATAGTAAATATATCTTTCCAGTCCTTGTGCGTAACTAAATAGCATTGGACTTTCTTCTTGGGCTTTAGCAACATCATTTAGTTTTGCATCTTTACCAAAATAATCTTTAACCTGTGGTCTTTTCAT